AGATGGCCGTCCCATCGAAGGCATACCAGTTATTCATGGTCAGGGTGCCGTTGATCTCTTCCCGGACAGGGAAGCTGGTGCAGATAGCCATGGCCGGGAAGGTGATCCCGCTGAAAGACTGGTTGAACGGGATGCTGCCGTCAAAGTCAGCCTCTCCATCAAACCGCACCACCCGCTGGCCTCTGGTATTGGCGAAGCGGGAGAGGATCTTCAGCCGGTACAGGGATACCTCGTTCCGGTTCTCCATGCCGGTGGGCTGGAATGCACCCACAATATCGAAAATCAGGTGGGCCGGTTTGATTTCATCGATCTGCCGGATCAGCTCAGGCAGATCTGGAAAAACGCCTTCAAACAGCATATAAACGATGACGGTAAAGGCATACTGGCTGAAATGCTCCACCACCGCGCCCTCGCTCCCCGTAACAATCGACACCATCTCCCGGATTGCCTCCACGGTGGTGGTGCCCCGCGTGTTCAGCTTTGCCAGCACCTTGGCCCGCCGTGCCTCCAGGCTCTCTGTGGTATTGACTGGAAGCTCAAACAGGCGCTCGTGCCGGGGAAGCAGGAAAGTGCTGGTGCTGATGTTCAACTGCTGCTCCAGCGCGGCGATGGTGCGCTGCGTCTGCGTCAGCTCCGTCTGCTCTGTTTGGAGCAGGTCTGCCATCTGCTCCATTGTCCGCACCCGCTTGGGAAGCATGAAGGCATCATTGATCGGCACTGATTTCCACCTCCTCCAGCGTGAAAAACTCCTCATAGTCGGATGTGAGGGAAGAAATCTCCCCATTCAGGGTATAGCTGATAATATCCGCCACTCCGTCCACGCCGAAGATAAGGTCGCCGATCCGGTAATAGCTGATACTGCTCTTCCGGTTTTCATCGCCCCGGACGGGAGCCGTATCAAAGTCCTCCCGGTTTACGCTGTCGATGTAGCTCTGCAGCGCCGCCTGGACATTTTGGCGGATGTCGGTGATGTTGTACCCGCTGGCCACCTTGACTGTGACCACCACGGTGGCGGCCTTGGGGGTGGCGGCCACCACGGTCACCTCCGCTCCGATTTGGCGCTCCTCTTCAATGTGGGCCTCCACATTTTCCAGGATCACTCCGTCCGGCGCACCATACTTATCGGAAAGGATGATCACCTTTACCTTGCCAGCTCCGCACACTTCAGCGCCCAGGCACTTGGCCCCGCCAACGCCGGACACCTGTTTTGCCCAATAAATGAAATGGTTCCGGTTCCCGCTGGTGATGGGCCTCCGGATCTTCTCCAGCACCCGGCTGCGGAAGGAGTCATCCCCCTCAGCCTCCGCACCACCGCCGAAGGGTGCGGTATTGGTAACGGAGGTCACGCCGGAAATAGCTGTGCGCAGGGCTGTGATGGTGCCGATGCCCACGTTGCCCACGGTTCCCGCCGTCTGGCATTTAGCCCCCACCTCGCATTGTCCCTCGGCGCTGATCTGCGCTGTAGCTGTAGTTTCAAAGGCCAGTGTACCATATAGAACCTCGGTGCCCATCGGGATGGTCGTGCCTGCTTCCCCGGTAAAGAGCAGATTGCCCACCGACGCTGCGGCGGGGTTCCGGGTCTCGTTGTAGTCCAGGGCCTTCCGGTCAAGGTACTCACCCTCGGCGGTATCCAACAGCACGTGGTCGGGGATGGGCTGCACCTCCATTGCGTCCATGCGGGCCATCTCTTCGGCCACGGCCTGCAGGTTATCCATGCAGAAGCCGCCCTCCAGTTTGTTGGCCGGGTTCTCCAGGCCGTCCCTCATGCGCTGAAGGATGGCGTCCGTGCTGAAGTCTATCGTTGTGTCGCTCATGCCGCTCTCACCTCCTTGGCATCCCACTCAACGGTCATCGCCCCATAAATTGTGGTGCAGTCAAATTCGACCTGAATCCCGCTTTTTGTGCGGGTAAATTGGAAATTGCTCAATTCTGAAATATAGGGGTTTACCATCAAAGCCTCAATGATAAACCGCTTCAGCTCCGAGGTTACGATCTCCGAGTGCAGGGTACTGCCGATCAGAGTGTGGATCCCGCTTCCAAAGGCGCTGTCGTAGGCGGTATAGCGGAACCGTTCTGTGGACAGCGCCTTGAAGATCCAGATCCGCAGCGCCTCGTTGCCCTCCACCAGGTAGGTGTTCCCATCCCGGAGCAGCAGGCGGTTGTTTTCAAAGTCGTATGCGTACTCCCGAAACATCGGCAGCTCACTGCTCTCGGAGGACTCCAAAACCTCCGGGCTGATAAAGGGGAATATGCTCATGCTGGCACCACCTTTGCGATAACATAAAACGCGACGCCGGATTCATACACCAGCACTTCATCCCCGGCCTGGAGGGACAGGGAGGCGCTTTTGTAGAGGTGCTTCGAGATCACCTGATCATGCGCTTTGATGGTCAGCGGGGTGGTGGTATTGACGGTTGCAAACCGCCAGGGGCCGTCCGTGCCGCTGGAGCCGTTACCGCGCAGAGCCTCGGCCATCTCTACAGCCCATCTTGACATATCTCTCGCCTCCTATCCTTGGGATTGGTTTTCAATCTCCTTCTCGTCCATCATGTTGGAGAAGGCCAGCGTCAGGGCCATCTCGTGTTTGCCGTCCGTGAAGGTGTGGGTGTCGCTCTCAATATAGAACTTGCCAAATAGCCCGGTAGTGGTTTCCTGGACGATCAGCGCGTAACCGCTGACCGCCCGGCTGTCCCCCGGACAGCCGGTGACGCTGCCGGTCTGCTCCAGCGTCTGCAGGAGGGCCTTGGCCTCGGTCTGTGCGTCCTTGCCGTCCTCCTGCTTATAGACCGTCTGCACCACGCCGTATTTCTGCTGCGCGGCGGTATCCTCCACCACGCCGATCTGGTTGCCGTCCTTATCCGTGATCAGCACCCGGTCAACCATGTTCTGCAGGCTGGTCTTGTAGTTGGCTTCTGTCAGGTTATAGGAGCCGTCCAGCACCACCCCGCAGAGCGCCCCCTTTTCAATTACATAGAGCTGTGTGGCATTTTTGATCAGGGGGATGTATTTCTTGCCGTTCTTCCGGCTGGCGGCTGTGTAGGCCGCCATAATGCCGTCATACGCTTTCTTTCCCAGCCATGGCATATAAACGGGGATCCCCGTGGCTGCAGCCGAGCCGAAGGGGATCCCCAGGTGGGAACATATCCAGGCAGTGATGGCCTCCGGGGTTTCGTTGTCGAACACCCGGTTGATGTCGGACTTTGTGACATAGAACATCAGGTCGAGGGCGGTGTAGGTCACCACATTCCCGCTGCCGGACTTCTCAATATCAAAGACCGGGCCGCTGAAGAGCAGCTTCCCGTCCTCCAGGAATTGCACCTGATCGCCCTCGTTGATATTCACCTTTGGGAGGAAGCGGTCACTGTCCTTGTTGGCCACCGTGAATACCAATTTCCTGGCCACCTGTTTGCTGTCGCCGCTCCAGGTGACCTTTTCGATGACCTCGGCCAGCTGCTTCCCTCCGGCGTTCAGTTCATAGCTCATGGGATCACCAGCTTCTGTCCAGGTTTGATCAGGTTGGGGTTGCTCCCTATTGTCCCCTTGTTGGCCTCATAGATTTTCGTGTACTGGGAGCCGTCTCCATAGTATTTCTTGGCGATGTTCCACAGACAGTCCCCGGCCACCACTGTGCAGCTCTTGGGGGCTGTCTGCGTGTTGGGCCGATTGTTCAGCCCGTTGGTGTCGCTCTGCTGCTGGGTTTCCACCTGCACTGCCGGGGTATTTAAGAAGCGGTACTCGGACAGCTCCAGGGTGTAATACACATCCTTGTCGCCTTCCCGGTGCTTCTTGGTCAGCTTGTCGATGCTCATGGCCAGGTTGAAGTCGCAGTCGCTGATGATGACACGGATGGGCTGTGTGCTGGTTTTCCATTTCTCCAGCAGCCGGATATACTCCATCGGCTCCCGGTCAGCGTAGCGGGCCAGCGGGGACGATAGGGCTGGGAAAAAGCTGGACAGGGAGCCTGTTACCAGGCCCCGGTGTCCGATCAGGTTCACCTCGCCGATATTCAGCAAGGTGATCTTCTGGTTGTTCTGCGCCTCGGAGAACTCAAATTCCGAGGGATTGATGGGGAGATTGAACATCTCCTCATGGTTGTTGTAGCTCAATTCAATGATGCGCTGCTTCAAGCGGCCACCTCCTTATGCGGGCACCGGCACCATGTTCTTCACGGCCAGCACCACTTCCTTGGCGACCTTCTCGCCGATCTTGTCGATGTCGGCCTCCTCCCGCACCACGATGGTGTCTGCCAGCTTCGCAAGGGTGAGCTGGATGACCGATGCGGCTGGGGTGGAAGATCCGCCCTGGCGGATGGGAGCGTTAGCTGGGACGGGAGTGGTATTCTGTGCTGCCGTGGCCGCCCGCATCTTCTGCAGACTGCTGGCCAGCTGCACACTCTCCTTGTTGGGCAGAATCCGCGTTCCACGGGGTAGGTCGATCAGCTCTGGCCCCTGCTCACCTACCCAGGTGGGGCCGCCGCGCCAGTTGTTGGTTCCTTCCGCATTGGAGCCTGTGTCGCCACCTCCGCCACCGCCGAACCCGAACAGGCCGCCGACCTTGTCCGCGATCCAGCTCAGGCCGTTGCCGATGCCCTCAACAATGGGTTTCACCTTGTCCCACACACTGCTGATGACGCTGGCAATGCCATTAAAGACCGTTTGCACCACATTGAAAAGAACTTTAAACACGCTGATAGCGATGTCGATAATCGGGGAGATAACCGACCATGCGGAGGTCAGGATGTCTGCCACCACCGGCATCACCGTGCCGATGATCTCCTGGATCCAGCCCATCTTGCTTCCGATGAAGGACAGCACGGAGCCGACCTTCTGGCCGATGCCGTCAAAGATGACCTGGAACACGGGAGCAAGGGTGGAGATGACCGTCCCGATGCCCTGCACCAGCCCCGCAATGACCGGGGCCGCCGCGCTGATCACCTGGCCGATGGTGTTTACCACCGTCTGGATCACAGGGAGAATGGCGGGAAGGACGGTTTGAACTGTCTGCATGATACTGCTGACCGCAGGCATGACCGCCGCGCTGACCTGCTGCAGGGTGCCCATCATAGATGCGCCGAAGCTGGACAGGGTGGGCTGTATCGCCTTAAACCCGCTCGTCAGCTTCGGGATAAAGGCGGTGATAGCCTCGATCCCGCTGCCGATCTTCTCGGCCAGCCCTGTTCCAAATGCCTCGAAAGCGGGGGCCGCTGTGTCAATCAGAGTGATGATGCCGGACAGGGCGGGCTTCAGCTTATCCACGATCTTCAGGCCCATGTCTGCAATGTTGCTTTTCAGCTTGCCCTTGATGGTGGAGATCAGGCCGGAGCCTGTGGTGGCCAGCTTTTCAGCCGCCCCGCCGAAGAAGCTCTGCAGGTCGTTGGAAACACCCTGGAAGCCCTTCTGCTCGAACTCCTCCGCTGAAACCTTGAAGCCGAACTCCTTTAGTCGCTCCGTCTCGCCCATTTTGGCATCGGCCAGGGCCTCGATTGCGTCGCTGATGGTCTTGGTGCCGCCAGAGGCCGCAGCCATGTCCTCGGCCAGCTTCACCAGGCTCATGGCCTCCTTGGTGTCGCCGTTGGCGATAGACACCGCGCGGGAGCCAGCCGCAATCACCTCGCCCGTTTCAAACGGGGTGGCGTTGGCGTTCTCGCGGAGCTGCTGGGTGAACTCGTCGGCAATCTTCTGCACCCCGGCATCATCCAGGCCCTTGTTGGTGGCCCCGATGAAGTGCTTCATCGAAACCTGTTGATTTTCCAGCTGCATACCGCTGGACACCACGCCGCCCAGCGCGGCGGTGGTGACTGTGGCCGCCACCGTGATGGGGATGGCGGCCTTTGCCAAACTTTTCAGCTTGCTGCTGATTTTGGAAAGCCCCGCCGTCACACCGTCCT